ACTGGATCGTCTCGTTGGCGTTATCGGTTTCTGTGAACACATGAAATCGGTTGCGTGGATGATCGAGGCTGAGGGTGTTATCAGCCTTCCGCATTTCGACCGTCACAACGGCAAGACCGCCAAAAACAGGCTTCTCACGGCAAAGCGAGTAGCGAACCACAAGGCCAGTAACGGTAAAAGTAACGCTCGCAGCGTTACTGGTGCGTTACCTAGAGAAGAGAAAGAGAAGAATAAAGAACCTCTCTCTGCGCACGACCCTGTCGATCCTCGCATGCCCAGCGAAATGACCCTCGATTGGGTGCCGGATGCAACCCTGCTGAAAACCTACGCTTTGCACCGCGGCCTTACGCCTGAAATGTTCACCGAGGAAGCCCGCGTCGCGTTCACCGCTCACTATGAACCACAGCAACAGGTGAACACCCAGGCCGAGTGGGTCAGCATGCTGGTCAAGTGGGTGAACAACGACAAGACCCGTGTTGCCGCCTCGAATGTGAAGCAGTTCAAGCCGAAGCAAGCGCCTGCCTCCGACTTCGACGATAACGACATCGACTGGCCGAACGGGGTGAACTCATGAAGACCGTCTCCGTGATCGCCCAGGACCTGTGGAACAAGGCCCAATCCGGTGAATTCATCGCAGCGAGTGATGCGGTTCCGGTAGCGAATGAAGCCCACAGCACGTTGGTGACAGCCGTCAACGAGTTGTTCAAGGAACTGCGTTCCATCCGCTCGGCGTGGCGCCAGGCATGGCCGGACAAGGAAACCTATCAGGCTTCGAAGCGCCAATGGTTTCAGGCTTTTCTCGAGGAAGGCATCTGCACTCAGGGCCAGATCGATTTCGGCATGGCCCAGGTGCGCAAGCAGCCCGGTGATTTCATCCCAAGCCCCGGCCAGTTCATCGAGTGGTGCAAGCCGACCCCTGAAATGCTGGGTCTGCCCCCGCTTGCCGCCGCACACCGCGAGGCGTGCCGTAACGCGCACCCGGGCATGGCCGGGCAGGGCAAGTGGTCGCACGACGCGGTGTGGCACACGGCCAAGGAGTGCGGATTCGAAAGCCTGAACAAGCTGGACACGGCGCTCAGCCTGAAGCTATTCGAACGCAACTACACCATCACCATTCGCCGTCTGCTGGCTGGTCTTCCGCTTCAGCCAATGCCCAAAGCGCTGCCAGCGCGCACCGTGGTAAAGGCGACACCTGAAGTTGGCCTTGGCGCACTTGCACAGCTGCGCGCCACGCTGGGAGGTGCCCGTGTCTAACCCATATCTCGCTCCAACTGACCCAGCAGATTACCGCTATGCCGTGCACTGCTGCGGTTACAAATGGGATCTCACCGACAAGCCTGACCGTGCGGTAGCTCTATTCGAGCACCAGGTCCTGGCATTCAAATTCGGCGTTGCGATGTGGCCAGACCATTTCGAGGTGATCGACGTCATCACCGGAGAGCGGGTATGCGCGTGACCTCGAAGAAACTCCGCGCCTCGGCCAACGGCCAGGAATGCACTGTCCGCCTGCCGGGGATCTGTAACTTCAACCCGGCCACCACCGTGCTCGCGCATCTGCCGTGCGGGCAGAAGGGCATGGGCATGAAGGGCTTCGACACCGTGGCGGTTTACTCCTGCAGCGCGTGCCATGACGTGATCGACGGCCGAGCCGCCGGCGACGTGGATTGGTCGGACATGCCGCGGTCTATCGCTGAAACACATGAGGCCCTGATCGGGGCCGGCATTCTCACCGTGAAGGGGGCAGCATGATCGCCTACAGCAACGACATTTTGATTCACCTCTGGTTCGCCTTCCTGCTGATTACCTTCGGCGGCTGTGCCGAGGGTATTCGCCGGTTGACTCGACGCGAACGTATCGCGCGGGGGGAGCGCAATTGAAGGCCCTGAGCATCAAACCGTTCGCGCTGAAGCCTGTGAGAAAGAAGACCATCGACCGCGAAGGCCAGGAACAGGCCGCGCTGCTGACTGAGCTGCGCATTCGCATGCCTGAAGTCGCTGACCTGATCTTTCACGTCCCGAACGGCGGGCATCGGGCGAAGGCCGTCGCTGCGAAGTTGAAGGCCCAGGGCGTGAAGGCTGGCATTCCCGATCTGGTCCTGCCGATGGCACGCGGCGGTTTCTTCGGCCTGTACATCGAGTTCAAGGCCACGCCGCCGAACGACGCCGCGATCTCCGACAGCCAACACGAACGCATTCGCAAGCTCAATGCCCAGGGTTATCTGGCAGTGGTGTGCCGTGGCCACTTCGACACGATGGAGCAGATCCGCGCCTACCTGCGCCTGGCACCGACCGTGGTGGCCGCATGAGCGAGACGATGCTGACCACCTTTTCTGATGCCGAGATCCGCCGGCAGGCCGATAACCTGCAAGTTCGGGACATGCGTGATGCGCGGTACCCGGGCGTGTATTTCCGGTTCCACCAGAATCGCCAGCGCGGGTCGTGGCACCTGGTGGTCGGCAAAAAATGGGAGAAGATCGCCGGCTTCCCGGAGCTTCCGGTGAAAGGCCTGATCAGTGCGCTGCCGAAGATCCGCGAACGCCTGGCCGCCGACCCGAAGGCCTCGGCCGCCGCCGGCACCTTGCAAACCGTCGGTCAGTTGCTGGAATGGTTCACTGCCCGCCAGTCCGTTGACCGTAGCCTGTCGACCAAGCGCCGCTCCACGAACACCTCGATCATCGCCTGCCACCTGAAACCTCGCCTTGAAGACTTGCTGGTGGAGGAGGTCGACCGTTCGACCCTGGACAAACAAGTGATGTGGCCAATGCAGGCGGAGATGTCGCTGTCCTACGTGCGCCTGATGTGGGGCGTGCTGGTGGTCGCCTTCCGCCAGGCCGAAAAACTGCGCCTGATCGCCAAGAATCCCATCGCCGGGTTCAAGTTCACCGATTTCACCAAGGCCCGCATCTTGCCGAAGCCATCCCGCCTGCGCGCCGTGCAACTGGAGGAAGTCATCGAGCAACTAGCGGCCAGCTTCGACCAGCACCCGCAGGATTGCATGTTGGCCCTGATGATGCTCTGCCACGGCACCCGCGTCGGGGAAACCCGCATGGCCCGCTGGCAGCACCTGACGCTGGGCGAGCAGGGCGAGTGGTTCATTCCCGCAGAGAGCACCAAAACCCGCTGCGAGCATCGGTTGCCTCTCACGCATCAGGTATGCGCGCTGCTGGAGCGGTACCGGGACTGGCAGTCGGCCAAGGGCTACAAGGGCGCCTACCTGTTCCCGGCGCGCAATCGTGGTTCGATCAGTGACAGCCAGGCCTGCGCTGTATTCACCCGGCTGGGCAAGGGCGAGTGGACCAGCCACGACCTGCGCAAGGTGGCCCGTACTGGCTGGACTGACCTCGGCGTGGACTTCCTGATCGGCGAGATGCTGGTAAACCACACGATGACTCGCAACGTGCAGACCTACATCCACACGTCCGCCGAACAGCTCAAGCGAGAGGCGCTGAACAAGTGGCAAGAATGGTTAGACGGGAAAGGCTTCGACCTGATTCACCGCTCGACCATGACTAGAAACGGAAATTCGCAGAATGCCGCCGAGGCCTTGAACGGCGCGGCTTCTAGCCAGATCACGAAACCATAGAAGGCGAGGTTTAAAAATGGACAAAAAGACCCACGGCCCCGCCTTTGTGCGCTGCCTGATCCCACTCACCGACTGCCCGTCCTGCGCCGGAAAGGGGATCATCCAGGGCGTGTTTCATCAGCTCGACTGCATCGGTTGCCACGCATCGGGCCTGGTGCACGCCGTCACCCTGGAGCCGCTGCCGGTGGAAGATTTGGTGGTGCAGTTGGGCATGCTGCTGCGCCGGGAGCGTCACCTCGCAACCCTGGCTCCGGCAGCGAACGACACTGTCGAGCAGTATCAGCAGGACAACAGTCGCGGCGCCGGCCGCTCGTCTTTCAAGGGGGATTGATTCATGGCGAGAACAAAAAGCTTCACCGAGCGCACATCCGAAGACCTGCTGGAGCATTGGGGTCGATGGGTGGTCCTTGGCTCCGGAGTGTCCTGCTGCGCATCCCGAGAGAACACCTTGCACACGCCGATGATCACTGATGACGACGCCTTGATGATT